ACGATTTTGCATCTGCTATCGAGGTTATAAACCCCAAGGCTGTTCTGATGATGCAGGACGGCGGGACTACTGCCCCGGCATGGTATGACGGCAGCAACTCCGGCCATATCCGGGACCACTCTTTTGAAACCCCCTCGGGAGGTCCTATGATTTGGGTAGGTGACCGGCTGTGGGTTGCTAAAGGCAATCTCGTTTTCGCTAGTGACATAGGCAACCCGTTCAGCTTCCGGGAACAAGTTTACCTCGGGGGAATCCAGGGATTTGCGTTCTCTGGCGACGTGACAGCGTTAGCCAAAACCCCGAGCATCGAGGTCCCGCAGTTGGCGGTGTTCACTAATGACAATGTCAGCGTTCTTCAGGCCAACATACGAAACCGCGACCAGTGGCCACTTACCGACAACTTTCAAGTTGAGATTCTGCAAACCGGGTGTGTGGGACAGCGCGCTATCGTCAGTCATTATGCCCGGCTTACTTGGGTCTCGCCTTCCGGCATCGTCGTTTTCGACTTCGCGACCGCTGGTAAACTATCAGTCCGACTTCCCATTCGCGACAATGAAATGATGTTCAGCAAAAACCTCGTCAGCGAGGATTTGTCCCTCGTGGCGGGCGCGGCCTTCGGCCAGTATTCGCTCATGAGTGTTCCGGCTGAAGACATTTACAACAAGCACACTTGGGTCCTCAATGACGCGAGCCTTGAAACTCTCAGCGACGACTCCGGCCCCTCGTGGTCAGGCGTATGGTTAGGCACCCGGCCTGTTGAGTGGGTTTACGGGGACATTGCGGGCTCAGAGAAAATCTATCACGTCAGCAAGGATGAAGACGGCGAGAATAGGCTCTGGGAATGTTTTCGTCCCGAGCGCCTCGATAATCAATGCCCCATCATGTGGGCTGTGTTCACTCGCGGCTACTTTGGGCCGACCGGCCAGACCAAGAAAAACCCAGGGCAAGATTGCCTGATGAAATACGCGGACGCGGCGCTTGGCGGTATCGAGGATGATTTGGACCTTGGTGTATTTTTCGCGGGAGGGACTCGTGGAGCGTTTAAACAGATACTCGGGAAAAGAATTTCAGTCGAGCGCGGGAGTCTCCGGGCCGACCAGAACATTACCGCGACGACCGACATATTCGCGTATAAGGCACAATCTCGGAAAGAAAGAACGCAGGATGCACAACAGCAGGGCGAGACAACGGACACGGGAACTTGCGGAGTTGAGTCTCCGAACGACGAGAACCGGGACGACAGTTTTCAACTCCTGATTGTCGGCCACGGTCCAGGCACTATCAAATGGATTCGCGCTTGGTCCTTTGCCGCTCCTGAGGACCAGAGCGGCGCGCCGGACGCATGCAAGACTGAGGACCGTTTCAACGTGATTCGATTTGACGGCGCGGGTGTCCACTCTTCCAACATGGGCGAGGCCGCGCTCGAATTGGCTAACAGGTTTGTGCAGCGATACACCTCCATACAGACGGAGACCCTTACAGAGGGCGGCGTCTCTGCGGTTGGCGTGGGAATGTCTGAGAGCATCGTGAGCCAAGAGGCGGCGGACAGAGTCGCATCCATCATCGCTATCAAGCAGGCCGAGTCAGAAATTTTAAGAGTGCTGCCGTCAGTCGTCAGCATCGGGGAGGGCTTTGAATGAAGACTTCATTAGACGTTTTATTCCTACGCAGGCCGGTCCTCAACTACGTGAGCCCTCCGGTGTGCGACGTGCTTTTCTCCTCCAGCAGCGGGCCAGTTATTGTCCTCGACGCTCTCGGGCACCTTACTGGAGTCTCAGGAATTATTCTCGACGGCACTGGACGGTTCCGGCTGTCGTGGAACAGCTACCCCGGCGCGCTCTGTTACAGCATTTACGAAGCGGTTGACCCGGCGCACCCGGAAACGTCTGAGTATGTGTTAGTCGCCGAGTGCATACAGGACACGTTTTACGACCCAGGCCACAGTGGTTGCTTCCGCATCAGCGCCATTACACCGGACGGTGAAACTCCGCTCAGCGCGCCAATTTGCGGCACCGTGCCGGAACTGCCCACAGCGATTACAGACGCGGCGGATAACATCGGGACTAACAGCGCCAGACTGCACGGGCGGTCTAATCCCAAGGGTGCGGCCACAATGGTATTTTTCGAGTGGGGCCTTACGACCAGTTACGGCAACGTGACCACCACTCAGGACATCGGTTCCGGCACTGTTGAGATAGCCGCCCAGGAGGACATTCTCGGGCTTACCGACGGGACAGTTTACCATTTCAGAATCGTGGCGCACAATGCGAACGGGACCGCGCACGGCGACGACATGGAATTTATGACGGAGAACGGCGGCGGGACCGGTATCAGCATTGAAGTTGTGGACCTGAACCCAGTTAACTCCCTGACAAACTAATATGAGCAGAGTATTAGGAACATTGGACGACGGAAGCAGCCGACCGGGATACTTTTTGACCGGTTCCGCTCAGGACATCCGCACGTCAGTAAACAGCGGTGCTGTGACAGCTTCGCAAGCTGCGTTTACTGTCACCTCCAGCGCCCCAATCTTCTCGCCGGGAGACGTGGGAAAAGTAATCAGGTTCGCAACCAGCGAGACCGCCATCATCACGGTATTTTTGACCAATCAGTCCGTCACGGTAAGTGTTAGCCAGACCGTCGCGGCTACTACCTTCGACCTCCAGGGGTTCACCTTTGGTGGTGACTTCGGTGAATGTTTCGTGGGAAATGCCAGTGGAGTAATCTCCGGGCTGGAGTCTGATTTAGGTAACTCCCAATTTTTAATGTTCTGGTATAACGGGTCTGAATACCGAAATCTTGGCGGAAATTCCGCCGCACCGGCCAAAGTCACGTCGGACGGATTTGTTCTCTACGTGGTTCTGGATGTGACTTTTAGGTCCAGGATTTACGACCCTAACACTCAGACATCCCAAGACCAGGGTGACATCGGGATTGAATCAACTCCGGTTGACATGAACGAATCGCATGTTGTGGCCATGTCTTGCGGAACACTGCATGCAGATGCTTCTCAGTGGACGAAGGCTTGCAGGGGTTTTGCTGGGGCAGTGACAGTCATTCACCCAGCCGAAGCGCACAAGATTGGAGCGCCGAACGACATCCAAGACGGCGACAGCTTTGCAGTCAAAATCAACGAATCCGGCCACGTCTTGGGGTATTACCAAGACCCGAACGACGGGTATTTCAACAAGCCCTTTTACTTCAATGGCTCGACCATCACAGCCTTACCGGTCGTCGCGGGCGGCGCTTCTGACCCTACGGGGATGAACGACAGCAACGTAGTTGTCGGAACAGCGTGGAATGGCTCTCAGTTCGTGCCTTTCGCATGGACTCCAGACATAGGAATTTTCTACCTGCCGCTGCTCCCAGGTAAGACCAGCGGCTCAGCGCGAGCCGTGAACAATCTGAACTGGATAGTCGGAGAAAACGACCCCGGTGGGGTTGCCTTCATTTACATGGCGGGGGTCACCACTGCCCTAATCGACATCGCGGCGGCGTTAGACCCGCTCTGGACCAGCATCAACACTGCGCGATTCGCAAATAATTCAAAACAAGTTGTTGGATTCGGAGTCCACAACGGAATTCAAAAAGCCTACAGATTAACATTCGTATGAGCCTACAAGCAACCAACCTCTTAATCCAAATGGGGAAACTTCCCGCGACCCTGAACGCCAAGCCGCAAGAGTTTGCGGACGAGTTGATTCGGCACATGCGGATTGTTAGCCCCAGCGGAACAAACTTCATTTTCATCGGCGACACCGAGCCAACCTCGAACGTCGGTCCCTGGTTGAAGGGAGGCACGCAATGGTGGGTTTGGAGCGAAGACATCAAGCGATACGTCCCGCTCGACATTAGCCAGAGCGAAACGAAATGGTTCCAAGTGGGCTTTACCACTCCCGCGACTAGCACGCCGCCTGTCTGGCTACGCACCACGAAAGACCAGACCGAGGCCGACCCGAGTATAGGGAGCCCGATTGGCTGGCTGATTTTCAACGGCACCAACTGGATACCGTTCAATAGCATCGTCACGAGCGGGCCAACGGCTAGCAGGCCAACAGCGCCAATCGAATACCAGCAATTTTATGACACCACGATTTCAGTTCTAATCTGGTGGGAGCGCGGAGCGTGGCGAACAGTTTCCGGCGTCCCCGGAGACGTTAAGACTGTCGGATTTCTCAACTTGGTTGACGCTCTCGCGGCTAATCCAGGGTGGGATGTGTTCGGCGGCGGCAATCAATCTTTTCGTGGCCGGTATATCTCCCAGGCGACCAAAGACGCCGCAGGGACGGACCTGACCACCGACCCAGGCGTTGCCCATCGGCAATCATTTGAGACGTTCGGCGAATCGGACGGGGTGAAGATTGACGGAGCCAGCCCGGTCCCATATCCGCCTACAATCGCCTTGTGGCACCTCATTAAGACCTAAAGTCCACACTATTACTAGGATATGAACGTTGTCGAGCTAAGACCAGAAGAGTTCACGGATAGGCTTTTGCCTATCTTCATGAGCGTGGCCATGCGTCTGAATGCTGAGGGTTACCCCGTCATCCCGTCTCCGGCCTACTTCTTCCCGCATTGGCGAAAGCTGATGGAAATGGGACTTGCTCGAACGTGGGAGATACCCGGCGCGGTTGCCGGAGTGCTTTTCGTCCCCAACATGTTCACCGCTGAGCCCGAGGCATTGATTTGTTTTTGGTTTTCGTTGCCGGACACCTCCGGGACTATTGAGTTACTAAAAGCCGTCGAAGCAGCGGCTAAAGAATCTCACTGTTTAAACCTACGTTCTGCGGCCTTCGGCGTTCTGCGCGGGAGTGCGATGGAACGGCTATACAAATCCCTTGGCTTCAAGTGTGTTGAGACTGGTTGGAGTAAAAAATTATGAGTGACATTTTCGGAGCAGTGGGACAAGTCGCTAGCGCAGCTATCCAGGCGAGCGCAATCAAAGACGCGACGCAGATGCAAGTTGACGCGCTTGAAAAGCAGCGCAAGTTTGTATATGACCAACTCGACCCGAACGTCATCGGGCCACAGGCTACCATCGGCGACATTCAGCGCGCCCAGAATCGGCTTGCACTCCAGGGTCAGATTGACCCCGCACTGTTATCAACTCGATACGCTGCCGAAGATAAGCAGGCAAAATTTCTCGCGGCTCTCGGGCCGGGAAGCACAGCAGACACCGTGGCCCAGAAAGCCGCGTCTGAGGCGCTCACAGGTGTCCCCGGAATGCAGGAAGGCAAGAAACAACTTGTTGACCAAGCGTTGCACGAGTTGAGTTTAGGCGCTTCACTTCCTCCCGACATCCAGGCCGAGATTGTGAAAGCCGGGCTCGAACGAACCGGCCAGACACAAGGCGCGGCAGGTCCCCAGGGATTCGGACAACCTATTTTGAGGCAACTTATCGGGCAGGCCGGGCTGAACCTCCAGACCCAGCGCCAGCAAAAGGCGCAGCAGTTGATGAGCACTGCGCAACAGTTGGAGCAGAGCCGCCAAAGCATTTTAGGAAGTCTTTTCCCGAACCTCAGCAGCGTCCAGTTGAACACCATGAAGGGCGCGCAAAGCGCACTCCAGTTGAGTGACTCGCTGGTCCCCGAGGCCGGTCTTAGCGGTTCGAATATCGCTAACATTTGGCTTGCGCGAGTAGGCGCGACGAACCAACTTGCCCAGTCTGCGGCCAACGCAGCGGCAGCGGGTGGAGTGGCCCAGGCCCAGGCTTGGGCACCAGTGGCCCCGGCAGTCGGCAGCGCACTTGGCCAGACGGGAATGTTTCCAACTACAAAGTCCTTGTGGAACAGCGCAATTGGTAGCGGCGGCGGAAGTGAAGAGGACGCAATGATGGCGATGGGATTATGAGCGTAAACTACGGAGCACAAGCAGCGGGCATCCCCGGTAACGCGGGCGGTGTTGGTTTTTCTTTACCCATGTGGACAGCCGGGCACTTGACGCCTAACGTGGACTTGCACAACGCCAGCGTTGGAACCCCCACGGTCCTCAACAACCCGTCCCTGGCCTCGCGCACGCCGACGAATCCGACTCCCGGCCCTCTGGTGTCGCAGCAGTCCATGTTTTCGGAACTGCCGACTCCCATCCGCAACGCGATGAACGAGTTGAATATTCCTAATTTACAAGCCCAGTCCGCACGTGCGGCGCTCGCGAACAAGATTGTCGGAAACCCGATGGTCCTTGGGGGCGGCGGGGGCGGCGGCAAAGAATTTGATTTGCAAGATTATCTGACGAAGATAAACGCGCAGCGCGCATCCCAGGCGGCAGTCTGGAATGCCCAGCGCCCAGATTATACAAGCATGACCGGCCTTCCGACAGCACCCGCGCCGATGAAACCAGCAGGGGGAGACCTGAGATTCCCTCAATTACCTAAATACTAATATGCCCGGAATTGGAGATAGTTCACAGCCGAGTGTTAGCACTCTTGGTCAACCGTTAGTAACCCCGGCGACGCCACTTATCGCGCCCAGCAGCATCCCACAGATGGTGCAGGCGATACGGGAAGGCACGCTGACCGCGCACGACATTTTGGACCGCGTAGGAGAATTGGGGCAGGCCAAGAAAAAGGCGGAACTGATGAGTGTGGGCGAATACACCTCGCAACTCGGGCAGACTGCCCGAGAAACTGCGCTCCAGTCCGCTATTTGGAAGGCCCAAGCCACTCCAGGCGATTACGAGGCCAAACTCAAGGCCCTGGCCGCAGCAGGCGAAGTGGTTCCCGTCGATTTGAAGGGCGGGTTTACCGACGAGCAGAAGCGAACGGTGGACGAGAAATTCGCGGACGTTAGCAACTACATGTTTCAGCGCGCCGCTGCCCAGGACTGGCTCAAGAATTCCAAAGTCGAGGACAAGTCCGTCAAGGAAATCGACTCGATGGGCAACGAGAAGACCACAGTTTTCCCCGGAGCTATTAAACGCGACCCCACGGGCACCGTCGTCGATGACCAGACGTATTCGAATGTTAGGAATTTTTCAATAACGCCTTATCAGATTTGGAAAGCCCACGGCAAGCGGAGTATTTTCGACATTGCTCCAGGCGCTTCGGCTATCGCCCCGTCTTCGCAGGCCGGGACACCCTCAGAGGTTCCCGTCGAGCATCCCCAGGCCCCGATTGAGCCCCGCGCCCTGTCTCCTGCCCCCGCAGAGAGGCCGATGATTTCCCCAGGCGGCGGAATGGTGGTTGAGACCAAGCAAGCCCTTTCGGATTCTCCCGAGAAGGTCCTCAAGTCGGTCCAAGAGAAGGACAGCTACAAGCGATGGGACAAATCCCTCGACACGGCTGAAAACCTGAAGACCATTGCGGACGAGATTCGAGCAATCCCTCCCGAGGAGCAGGGCCGTAACAAGAACGTGATGAACGAGAAAGACATCGCGCTCGTTGAAACCGCTATCAAGCTTTACGACCCCGAGGGCGTAATTCGCTCTTTCAAGTGGGACAAAACCGCCGAGACGCGGCCCCTGAACGAGTTGGTGTCGAATCTCGCGCCCATCCTTTTGAAGAAAGAAAGTCTAACGCCTCCACAGCGCGAACGACTCTTGAACATGTCTTTCGACCTTGTCCGTAGCCGTGAGAAGTCGGTCATCCCCGACCTTCGGCGTGTGGAGTCGGTTGAAAAGGCTTGGGGCCGACCGGTCCTGAACGACCGGGAACGCTCCATCTTGGGCGGCACCTCCATGGCCCCCTCTAGCGCCACAGCCCCGGCAGGTCCTTCATGGATTGGACCCAGCGGAGCTAAATCTGTTTTCGACCCCGCAACCCGGACTTGGCGCGCAGTCATGCCGGGCTTACCCACTCGCGCCTCGCAGCTTTTGCCTCAGGGCGCAGTCGGAACACTTGAAGAGCGCGCCGGACAGTTGCAAGGATACACTCCTGGCAACCCCGTCGTCCCCGCTTCCGAGTTGATTCGGCCTAAGAGCTACGACCAGCCACTATTCAATATCAAGTAACCCTTCCAGGGCACACTATTAAGTGTATGCCTGAAGATACAATTATTGAGCGTCTCGACCCGAGCATGTTGGAGCAATTCACGTCGGACGAGTTAAACGCGTTTAAACAGTCAAGAGTCGAGGCCAATTCCGGCAGGCCGGTAAAATTCGAAATCGCTCACCCCGAGGCCCCCGCTTCCGACCATCCTAACGTTGACCCGGAAATGGTGAAGGCGTTCTCTCCCGAGGACCTTGCACAGTTCGCGGTTGACCACAAGTGGTCCCCATATATTTTCGCTCAGCAGAACCCGGAAAAAATCAACGACGAAATGGCAACCAAGCTTGGCCAGACGGACGTTCTGTTGCGCAAGCGCGGATTCAAAATGTCTGACATCGACTGGGGCAGCGTTGCAGCCGCTCCGGCGCACTTGGCTACCGGCATGGCGGCATACTTGGGCAAGGGCCTGACCGGTATCGCCTCGCTTCCTCTCTCCGTCGCCGGGGTTGAAGGTTCAGAAGAGGCCGGGACCCAAGCCACGGGCGAAATGCTCGCGGGAACTGAAACCGCCGCTACCGGGTTGGTGGACCAGCTTCGACGCGGGTTCAATAAGCTGGGACGGCTGACCGGATTTGAGAAACCCCTCGACCAGTATTCACCCGATGACGCCAAGCAACTTTTCCGCGATGAACTTAGCGCACGCGAGGCGCTAGCCGCGACCAGCCGAGGCGAGGGAGAAATTACTAAGACTCTGGGGGGACGTGCTTTGCAGGAATTGAAAGAAAAGGGTGTTTCTCTCAACCCCGAGGAAATCAACAAAGCCGCTTCTGGCGACCCGTTCACTTTTCGCGCCTTCACTGACGGATTTAAACTCGTCAACGGCGCAACCGGCGCTATTATCGGATACGCCGTCTCGAAATCCACTGCCCTGAAGACCCTGGCGAAGCTGAACATCCTCCGGGGCAAGATGGGTAAGGCCGACCAGCTAGCGGCTGAAATCGACTCGCCGGAGAACAAGGCCGCAGCGAACGAGGCCGCGATTGATTACTACTCGACCCGTGGAGCAGCCGGTGCAGTTCCCCAGGCGCTCGAAGCGGGGGGCCGTGCAATTGAGGCGTTGCCTTCGGCTCGTGAAGTTGTCGGCGGCGCGGTCACTGGAGCAGGCAAGGTCATTGTTCCTATTTCAAATCTTGCCGGTGTGGTTGGGAAGCTTATCCCAGCAGCCAAATTAGCGGGAGCCGGGCTCATTGAGAAAGCCGCCCCTGCCCTTCAACGGGTGGGAGAGTCAATCGCCGCTGAAGCCCCTGGCGGCACGTGGCAGCGTGCCTTGCAGGATGTCGTTTCTGGCACAGGTGATGTGACCAAGGGAGCCATTCACGGTTTTCCGTTTGACTTGGGCATTGCCGTGGCAACGTCTGAGACTCCCGAGGAGACCCGAGAGACCCCGCTCATGGGAACAGCTTTTGGTGCATTCGGCGGGTTAGCAAGAGGTGCCGCTCACTTCGTCCAGGGCCAGCAACTCGCCCCCAGGCCGTGGGGCAACAATACCTCGTGGTCCAAGAGTTACGGAAGTTTCCCGGCGCTCGACGCGGCGCACGCTGAGGCCATGCGGGTAGCGTCCCCAGGCGTGAAGCAGCGTATTGGGGCAATGCGGGACCTCGCCGGGACAGCGAACGCTCAGGTTTTTCAAATGTCAGGCCCGGAGTCTTTTCAGAAAGCCCTGTCCACACTTGGCTATTCGGCTGAGGACGCGGACATGGCATCCCGCCAAAATGGCGTGGCTCTTGGCGAGATTCCCGACGCAAGCGGGACGATGCGCAAAGTGATTCTGCTGCGCGACCCGGCCAGCGCGCCGCACGAAGTCGGTCACCCGATTGAAGACACGATGACCCAGGTGCAGCAAGAGGAACTTTATCAGAAGGCCCGAGAATCTTATGGCGACGCCGGTCTGCTCCAGCGCGCTTTTCGTGAATCCTCCGCGCTCGCGGGAACCCCCGAGGCCCGGAAGGAAATGAATAAGAATTGGGTTGACTACCTGCTGCGTATCAGCGGTGCCGGACCCGAGGCCGAGTTAGCCAAGGGCTCGAAACTCACGGACGAAGAGAAAGTGGAGTTGGCCAAGCGTTATGCCGCCAAGGAAATTGTTGCGGACACCGTGAACACGGTGCTGCAACACGCTACGCCGCAGATGCTCAAGGATAATACTTTTCTTGGGACCATCGCCGACGTTGTCTCAAAAGTGTTAGTTGCTACCGGTCACGACCCGTATGCAGGAGCGGTGCAGGAGCAATCCCCGTTCAGGACTGAAATGAAGCAGCCCATGGTTGAGGCTGTCCGAGGCGCTCTTGAGCCGTTTGCCAAAGCCGCCGAACCGGTGACCCCTGGAGCCGTCCCAGTGACGCCCAAGGCCCCGGCTACTCCCGCAAAGACGATTGAGAAGGCGCGTGACTTCGTCGCGGCCAACCCTACAGGGAACGCCGAGAAGGATGCAGCCGCCAAGGATTTGATTGACGCCGTGGAAGCCGGTAAGGGCATCCGCGTGCTGTATTGGGGTGCCAAGGGCGACCCCGCTGGCGAGGTTACGAGTGTTAGGCCGGAACGCAGGGCCGAAATCGAGTCCCAGCGCGGAGCCGAGAACAAAGACCGCCAGTTGATGGAGAAAGAAATTTTCCCGTATCGCGTTGAAATGCGCGGCAACGGTCCTCAGTTCGTGGGTTGGTCCCCGGACAACTTAGAGGCCAACATCGGCAAGTTCAGCGAGTGGTTGGGCCAGATGAAGCGCGGCAACAAAGCAACGCCTGATGTTCCCTATGAACTGGACCCGGCGACCGGACGGTTCACCGCAAAGGGGCGCGCCGATTTGATGCGAGACGTTCAGACGTTCGTGAACAACCAGATGGCCGGGTTTACCGGTTCCGGCAAGCCCGTGGTGGTCCCCAAAGCCGTCGAGGAGCGCGGATTTTACAGCCCCGAAGTCAAAGGGACTCCGACGCCTCTGGACCAAGCACGCGCCGACATTATAAACTACCTTTTCCACGTCCAAATCCCAGAGTCGGCCAGCCGTATCGCCCCACTGCACTTAGCCGGGCAGGAAGTCAGCGCCGCGACTGAGGCAGGCCGGTTAGTAGAGCCGCTGCGTCCCCGTGGCCAGTATACAGAGGAGCAACTCAGCAAGGCGGGCATCCCAAGCCCTCGCGGAGTGCTGGAGGTTAACCCCTTCCGCCAGTCCGTCGAAGAGACCGCGAGCAGCGCGAAGATAGCGAGACCGTCATTGATTGATGTAAGTCAGCGCCTCAACATACCACGAGTTGAGAAGACTGTCCCCAGCTTGCGGCCCGAGCCGTTCGGCGCGAATGTCCTAACACTCAGCGCGGGATTCCAGCCCCGAACGGAATTTGCCAAGAGCCTAGCGGAAGAGGGATTCGAATTTGGCACCACTGGAATATTAGGAAATCGGACGTTCTACGTTAAGAAAGACGGGCGCACAATCGGGGAACTGTCCACAGCACAATACGGGAAGCCAGATAAAGCCGATGTAGGCATGGTTCACGTCGAGCCGGAATTCAGAACGAAAAATATTGCCGAGGCGCTATATCGAGAGGCAGCTACCCAACTGCGAGACGATGGAGTCAAAGAACTGACCGGTATGGTTGTCCATCCGGCCCCGCTCAAGATTCGCGAAAGAGTTTTTGGTCCCGGAGCCACTAAGGCCGAGGCAGTCACTTCGACCCCCACTCACACTGGTATTTATCCAACGGACGTTGTGTCCCAGATTCGGGCGGACAGGATGTTTCAACCCAGCGAAGAGGGCCGCACAGAGTTTTTTGCACGCACTGGTGTTAGGGAAAACGCCGACAAGATTGCAAGCATGTCCACCAAGGACTTCATGAACTGGGCGCAGGGGCTAGCCGGACGCGGGTTCACCCAGGAAGCCTTTTCTCTGGGCAAGGCGTTGCAGGCCCCCGAGGACGCGGCGCGCCTGATGGACCACTACGCGAGGCTGAAAACCGAAGCAGCTAAAGCCATTGAAGCGGGCGACCCGCAAGAGGCGATGCTGAAGGGCTCACAGGCGCAGTTCTTCCGCGAGGCATGGGAAGCCGCAACCGGGCTTGGCTCTGCTGGCGATTACTTACGCGGGAAGCAGAAGTTTCAACCATTCAGTGCGGAACAACTCAACGAGTTCAGAGACAAAGAGCGGATGAAGACTTTTGCGGCAGACATATTTTTTCGAAAGACCGACGCCGCAATCGAAAAAGAACTGGATGAGGACTTTCACGGACTAGGAGAAGCCGCTAAAGAGCAACTTGTGAACCCAGATGACCGGGAAGCTGGAATTACAAACAGAGAGCTAGCGCGAAGGATTCGTCAGGCTATCAACGAACCCCAAAACAATTGGGACATCGGATTTGAAGACTATTTGAAAGAGAACCACCCGGCACTTCTGAACAAGATTCAAGAACGCGTTGACAAATACCAGGGTCCATCACCGGGAGCCGGGGAGACTTCATTTAGCTACCAGCCCGCTCGCGAATTCACCGACGAGGAAGCCGCACGTATTGAAGGCGCTTCTGTTCATCGTCCTTACGCCACGTATGCACGCGCATCTCAGGAGGACTCGAATCCGTGGGCGCGCCGGAGTGTTAACCCGGAGGACGACCGAGACCCCTCGAACGCTGACCGAACGCTCATGGTGCAATTCGACACCAACATCCAAACGCTGGGCGGCAAAATCCTTCGCGACCAAGCGACGGAATACTATGACAAGCTTTACTCTGGCGTGCGCCCCGGCTACTCGCGTATGGCCGACTTCTGGGAGATTCCCCAGTGGATGGGATTCGCCGCGAAGATTCTTCCCAAAGCCGACATGTATGTCGTGCGGGACATGAACCAAGCGAAGCAGTTTTTGAATGAAGCCAAATACGGCAAGGTCATTTTCTCCGCGATGGATGTGAACGCCGACGCGATTAAGGAACTGGCCAAGGATTACCCCGGCCAATT